CTTGATCGGAGACGTCTTCAAATCTCCGTACCAGAGCACATTCGGGCCAGAGATTCGACGAGTACCCGCAAGAACTTGAATGGGTCTCTCGGCAGCGGTCGGAAAGCTGAAGTCTTCAACGCCCGCAGCCTTCGGCTTTACTAGCTTTGTTTTTATCAGCGCTACGCTCACTATCAGGAGCAGAAGCATCATTGCAGCAGTCCACATACTAATGCACCTAAAATTAATAAACCTGGAAGGGGTTGTCAGTCGGGATCGTCAAGAAACCCAGGAAGTTATCGAAGTTATCAAACGAATGACACGACTCAGCTGAGTGATCACATCCTTTGGCTATTTGGATAGCATCGCCGACCTTTAGACCATCAATTGGAGACATCAATTTGAATGCATTACCCTCAGATAAAGTGATCATCCGGAAGTCACTTCCGCTCTTTGATAACAAACCAGTGATGTAGTAGTCGTCAGGATTCTTCTTGCTAGCTACTTCGACGGTGAAGCCGTTGTCTTTGATTGCCGAGACGGTCGTGTCTTCTTGCCAGTCCTGGATTTGGAGGCCGCAGCGCGTGTCGTACAGGTGGTGATTGCACTGGCTTTGATAGCCGCAGCGAAGCACCTGGCGAGTGAGCGAGCGCGAGACAGGGTTGCATGCGAGGGACGCGATGCTGTTGTTCCAGGTGACCGATGTGACTTCGCCTGCGAAGATGTTGATTGATTCGGTGGGCAGGTCGCGCTGCGTCTGGAAGACCTTGATGCTCACGTGGTTTGACGGCAAATGCGAACGGAACAGCAGGGGTACAGGTGAGTCACCAGGCATGTCCAGAGTCAGCTGATTCTTGTAATCCTCAGAGGTGCGCTGGACTTTTCCGCGTTTCAGGCTCAGCGGCTTGTAGATCAGACCGTCAGTGTGCAGGTGCTGACGGCTGCCGGACGTGTATGCGTATTTATCCACCCCGTGTTCAAAAAGAAAGAGTTCGATGGGTCTAGATAGTGACAGTGCCTTTTGGATCGATTGCAGGGTCAGCATAAAGTAGTTGTCTTATATTTTTAGTTATAGTCGACACTTCGTCGGTGTCGAAGATGTAGCGGAATTCATCAGAATCAAATCTTGCAAGGTAGAGCGGTATGACTGCTTCGATGTCGATGGTTTTCAGGTTGTTCGTGAGTTCTTTTGTTGTGATTGTTTCTGTGCCGTCTGGGTTGCTAGTGGCGTTCAGGATTGTTTTGTAAGCAGTGGTTCCATTGTACAGTTTTATTGCCACTATTGGGGCGAACGAGTTGCTGTTAGCGAAGTTAGTGTATCCGCTACTCTTGATCTTGAACTTGTATGTTGGGACGACGATGTCTTCGCTGAGCTCGAACGCTTGGCCTGGGCCTTCGATGTAAAACTCACCCTGCGCGCCGTTCATAAGCTCTGCGAAATCCTCGAATCGCTGACGTTCCTGCTCGGAGAAAAAGGTAAATGTCTGCCCGAGAATTTTCACGGTGCCCCTTGCTCGGTCGTAGATGCTCCGGGCTCCGATCAGAGGGTCAAGGGTTTCGCGGAGGCGGTTGTATCGCGTCGTGACATCCTTCGAGCGGTCTGGGCGGAACGGGAAAATTGGCCTGCTGTTCAGGCGCTCGAAGTCGTCGACTGGCGTTGGCTTCTGGATCTGAGTTTCGTCCAGGTCGTATGTGATTGTGTGCTGATCAAAGTTGCGCAGGAGGGATGTGGAATTCGACTCATCGGATGGGTATGCGATGCGCAGCGGGACTACGATTGCTGACTCTGAAAAGTCATTCTTAGCCAGAGTGGTAGGCGTCACTTCTAGGCCCGCCACTGACTCCACGGAAAGGATCTCGTGTCGATCACATTCTGAAACCAGTATGGCCCCTGAGCTCGCCAGGTGTGCTGACACCTCTGTCAGATTGATGCGCGCATCGCCAGCCGAGATGCCACGTGACAACCTGCACTGGAGAGGCCACAGCGGGATGAGCATGTTTCCAGTGGACGTAGCTAGCTTGTTATCAAACAGATACTGCTGCTCGTCAGTCATGCTGTACATGTAGTTCAGCGACGTGCGTGGTGTGTCGCGAAGGGCAATGCGTTGCTCAGTGCCGTCGAAGGACTCGATCACTTCCGTCAGGTACTGGATGCTCATTTCTGGCTGCGTCGACCAGTCAATGCGCTCAGGCATTACGAGTGCCATTGAGCCGGTCAGGCTGAAGCGGTGGGAAGAGCCGGTTCCAAAATCGAAGTCCGCTGTGTAGTCGATCAGGCCATTTGCTTGGCTCAGAGAAATCTTGTAATCAAACGATTCGAAAGACGCCAGTGCGCCAGATGTGACACCGATGAGCTCGATGCCATATGAGCCTGCCTGCGTGATGCCGGCCAGTTGCCGTGGTGTCGTGAACGAATGCCATATTTCGAACGAGTATTCTGCCCCTGGCACAACGACTCCAGCATCAATCTCCGCTGGAGTGAGGAATACGTTGTCGAAAAAATAAGTGCCGAAGCTCTTCGCGATTTGGTTCATGCAGTGGAATCCAAGAGCACAGCGATGCCCAGGTTGAAATGAGGGTAATTCCTGTCAGCGGGGAATGCCTTGGCGTACTGGGGGAAGATCAGAAAGCGATGAGCTCCGAGCTCGTACACGGCACCAGGATCGAAAGAGTCCATAGGAACAAGGAATATCTCCGGTAGCTCGGCATAAGGAGCAAACCCGCCACCGAACTCGGTGAATAGAGTGATGGGAATCAGGCCATCTAGCCCACCGACAAGCCCCTTGGCTCGTGATGCCGTGCCCACGTTTCCGTACTCAGTCCCGTTTTGATGGAAGTGAGGAATGCCGATCAAGGCACCCTGACTGCTTGGACGAAGCGGCCCCCACGTGCGCCCGCCGACGTCCCAGCCCGTCCATTCGGAGGTAACAAGACGAACGCCGAAGGTCGCATATGCGTTTGCGAATAGTGGCTGTTTTTGGCTGCTCAAATAGCTCTCTGTGGACGTCACAAACTGACCGCCCGAGCCAGGGGACAGCACCGGCAACATGCCGAACGACAGGCATGAATACAGCCCACCTGCGCGTTCAGTGACGAACATCACCAAATCATCGCCGATGAAGAAATGACACGTTCCGGCGCTTTCGCCAGATGCGACGCAGCACTTCGGAGAGGACTGAAATCCAGGTTGATTCACGAAGCCAGCACTGTCGCTGTACCCGCTCGCAGCAGAGACGATCACCCCGTGCTGGCCGATGCTACTGGCAGCGTAGTAATCGACGTAGGGGCTGGACTCACCATAGCTCCGCAGACAGAAGTAGGAACCACCCCGAGAAATCATGAGTTGGATACCAATGCGAGGATCATCAAAACCCCCGTACCGATTGACTGTCCAGCCCTCGATTTCAAGACGCTGCTTGATCACTGCAACCAGATCATCAGCCGATGTGTAGCGAGATGAGTAGTGCTTCATGCCAGCCTCAGCCCATAAGTCTCAGACGCCTTAGACACGTTCGGCACCACGAGGTAATCCACACCATCAACAGCAATGACAGACTCGGCAGCACGTCCCTGGGGGATGGCAAACACACCGTCCAAGTACCCGAGCCACTGCCCATCATCAGCATTCAGCACATCGGTATCAGACGACCGCCCAGAGCTCACCACCAAACACGGGTAAACCACAGCTCCGCCATCAATCTTCGACCTCAAACGATGGTATTTCCCGTCAAACGGGTGGATGAACGAATATGAATATGAGTAAGGATATTCGTTAGTAAATGACGTAGAACCGCCAGAATTCCCACCTACGATCTGCCACACGCCGGTCGGCAGGCAGACTTTGGGGCAGTATTGATTTCCGCCGCTCATGAACGGATACGCAGACTCTTTCGACCCAGCCAGCTCACCAGACCCGCCGATGAAACAAGGAAACGGGTACACACGATTGGAGCCAAATGGCAGGATCAACCCAGCGTAAAACGAATAGTACGAAAACCCCGATTTGATGACCCCGCACAACCGGCGAGAACTCACCAACGTCCAGACCTTAACCTCACCGACAGGCAGCACAAAGCGCGGCAGGAACGGCGAGTACGCATAGCTAAACCCACCGACCTGAGCCGAAACAGGTTGGTCAGGATCGAAAACAGGGAATGCCTGCACCTCCACAACCCCAGCGCCGATGACGAACGCCACAAACCCTGCACCGCCAGGCAATCCGAATACTTTTTCAGAAGTAGTATCTCGAACTACCGACCAAGAGTTTGACGGCAAAATATCAGCACATAAAGATGAGAGCCAAGCGTCACCGTTGGCGTAAGTTTGGATAGCTACTGTCATTTCTTTTGTTCTTATTAGTCAGTAGCTATATATTATCACATGTTCTTGATCTCATTCATGTTTGCGCGAATATGGTTCATTACCATACGCTCACCATCTTTACCTTCCATTGAACTTGCAATGGATTGCGAATCGAGAACATTATAGATGCCAATATTCTGTGCTTGGGCAGATCGTCCGCCACCACTTCCACCTCCTTTACCATAATTGTCTCTGTGGCGCGGACTATTCTCAGTTAACACTTCCTCACCTTTCTTTCCGATAATCAGAGCTTCATCTTTGGTCAGGCCCAGATTCGGCATGCCGCCAATAATTCCTCCCGTATGGAATTTCGGCAGTCCGCCAGAACCCCCTGAACCACCGAGATTCCCCAGCGCTCCTATCAAGCTGCCTGCACCTGCGCTGGCACCACCGGTGTAAGCCGAAAGCATCGACTGAATGGCCAGTTGAATCAGCAGTTTTGCAATGATCTTCGCGACCTCACTCAAGACACCTTGTGCAAAGTCTGCAAACGCTTCTTTGGCCGACTTTGTACCAGAGATGAAGTCAGTAAACAGGCCCTCAAGGCCACCCTGAAGGCTGCTCGACACGTTGTCAGTCAGCGTTTGCAGGTCAAACACTTCAGCCCTTGCGTCCTGCGCAGCCTTCTTAACTTTGTCGAGATCTGCCGGGTTGCCGGTGACCTCAGCGGCCTTTGTACCGCGATCCTCTAACTTGTTGGCTTGATCAAGATAGTCCAGTGGAGAGATCTGATGCTTTTCCAGCTTTGACTTCAAAGTCGCGTACTGGCGTTCGATCTCCTGCATCTCCGCTTGGGCTTTCTTTGCGGAAATGAGCTTTTGGATTGCCGTAGAGTCGTCGCCCAACGACTCCATGTTTTTGATGGTGTCCTTGAAGTCGGCCTCGATCTTTTTGATGTCAGCGCTGAATTGATCGCCGCCGATTGCCAGCAGCTCGATCTGCGCGTCGGCTTTGATCTGAGCCAGCTGCTGCCTGATCTGTCCAACCTCTGCTGCCCGGTCAGCCTTGAGCAGGGCCGATTGGTTTACGAGCTCAGCGCCAATCGTTGCCTGGTCTGCGCGCTTGCTGGTGATGTCCGCTTCTAATTGATTGATCGTTGCCAGGATGCCAGGCCGATCATTTAGGTTCTGGGTAGCGCCTAGGAGTTTCTGCTGGCCCGCAAGGCTGCCTTGGAGGGCTTTGATGTCGACTTCGAGGGAGCGCTTCTTTTGCTCGCTGAGCTTCTTCGCAGCCTCCATTTCGGTTCGGAATTTTTCATCAGCGATCTGGACTGCCGAAAGGTTTTCAAGGCGAGCACGCTCCTGCAGGCCAGACAGTTCCACCTGTTTTTTCGTGTCGATCTTCGAGATCGTGATGTCGATTTCTTTCTTAGCGAGGTCGGCCTGGAGCTGCGCTTGGGTGGCTGCGATTTGGGCGGAAGCGGCGGCATTTTTGGTCTGGAGCTTTGCGATATTTGCTTGGTTGGATTTATCCTTTCTTGCTGCCAACTCTTTCTGAAGATCATCCTCATTCTTGATTGTTTGGATCTTGTATTTATTAAGGAAGTCGTCGGCAGCTTTCTGGTCTTCATCGCTATTCAGAACGCGGAAGTTCTCCTGTCCAACCTCGTGTAGTTTCTGGCGAAGTTCCTGGACACCCTTAATGGATTGATCAATGTCGCTTTTCTTAGCTACTTCAATTGGCTTTTTGTACGAGCTCTGAAGATCAGTTACGCCTTTCTGAAACTTCTTGATCTTCTCTGAAGCCCCAGTTAAATCGAGGGCGTCAGCGAAATTCTGGATCTGCTGGACAAACGTGGAGTTGAAATATCCAATCGTTGTAGCAAACGCAGATCTGAAGACGTTTGCCATCCCGTTCGCAGTTTTGACGAAGCCCGCATCAATGGTGTCCAGTCCACGCAAGAACAGTTCAGCAGTAAACAGCACGCCTTCGCCAAGGAAACTAAATACGACGTCGAACGTGTCCTTTATCTTCCCTGCGAATACCAGGCCACCCAGAATGCCCGCAAACATATCCGTAAATTTATCGCCGATGCTCTTCACTGGAGCTTCGACGTCGCTGGACATGTTTACTATTGATTCAGTAACTAGCTGTACTACAGCGGTAACTTGTGGCGACAGATCCGCAAGCATCTTACTGAAAGCTGTACTGCCGACTTTTTCAAGCTGAGCGAACGACTTCCCGAGTTTACTAACAGCGATTGTCTCGGTGTCACTTAGCGTCAGGTTGAAACGCTTGGCTTCCTCCATCAGTCGTTTGAACTCTTCTCCACCATTCTTCAAAACGGGCAGAAGATTTCGCAGGGCGTCAGAGCCGATCTGGTCGAGAAAAGTAAATGCGGAGTTGTCCGACATGCCCTTGAGGGTTTCGGAGATCTTCTGCAACTGCTCCAGGGGATTGAGCTTATTGAATTTGGCAACATCAACATTCATAACCTCAAAGAAGTCGACGCCGCCGCCAGAGCCAATGGAGCTGAACTCCTCGACTTTGATCCGAACCTCATCAAGGGCATCCAATAGTTGATCAGGCTGTACGTTTGCGCCGCTGAAGGCAGCGTACTGAGCTGCTGTCAGATCTTCCATCGAGATGCCAAGGCGCTTGGCGGCAGCATCAAGTTCTGTCAGTTGATGAACAGTTTCCTTAATTGCGACAGCACCCGCGAAGGCACCAACAAGGGCCGTTACTTTTGCCGTTGCACTCGTAAGTATTCCGGACGCTTCATCCTTAGCTTTAAGGATTAGGTTAATTACTGCACTGCTAGCCATATTATTATTCTTCTCCGGCTATTTTAGTCATCAGCTCATTGAAAGGCTTGGCGTCTCCAGAAACACAGGCGATGCGACTCAGGTGCTGGGCGTACAGCTCGCCCGCAAGTTCAGAGCGTCGAAGATCTCGCTGAACCTCAACCAGCTTGAATAGTCTCTTTATCGAGTAGCTGTAAGGATTAAACTTAACTGAGTTATGGCCACAGCCAACAAGGAATTCGCAGCTTGCAACCAGGATCTCCAAGTAATCTGCTACTGGGTTAGGTTCCCCGTGTTCGCGAATTGTTTTTTGCTCTCGCTCGTGATCCGCTACGATTTGATCAGGAGTGCGATTGTCGGGGCGAGCTTTTCCAGACTTTTTTTTAGACCTTCCGGGAACGTGAGGGCCAATACAGTAGAAAGCAGCTCTACTTGGGTCATGAGCGGAAAGTTTCGGATGTGGTCAGCAGCTTCTGGTTGTTTGCAGCCCAGAGCGATGCAGGATGCGCCAAAGGCTGGAAACTGGAGGAGGATGATTTTGGAGCTATCGCCGGCTTTATTTCCCTCTTTTGCATCATGGAAGAAAATAGCAGCAAGGATTTTGGAGTGCTTTTCAGCAAGGCGCACAAAGTCCTCAGTAGTTAGCCCGTATACATCGAGTGACTTCTCGGGCTCTTTACCAATGGCCTGAGTAATAATTACTTTCTTGCAGGGAACAACAAGGTCTAGCAGAGACATGGGTGGGCCTTTCTTATTATTATTCTTATATGAACATCATATCATTTCGATTGACACAGATGTGGCCGTGGTAAAGAATGGTTTGAGCTCAAATGGCAAGAGGCCAGGAATGCAAAAAATTGCGGAATTGACGCTTGCTGAGCGTGATGATTATGTTTGCCGTCAAAGTGTCGCTGTGCTGCAAGTAGCCGGGTACGACATGCCGCTGGAAGTTGCGCTGGATTATTTATTAGACTCCGAGTCGCAGGACGGTTATAGATTTGATGTACTGGACTGCGTTTTCAACTGCATTTCCTTTTCCTTAGAGCACAAGCGTGATGATGCTGAAGTGAAGGAAGCCATGGAGAACATGTTGTTGCAGGTAGGTGCTGAGCATGTGCATCGGCTGACTGACCATCTGTTCAAGATTGCTGAGGCTGCGGCCAGAGACGAGGTGGAGCCGGTCGTATGCTCCCACCAATTCTAATTATTTGACAAGGAACAAGTCTTGAAACGCATGCCACGAGATTCACTTAAATTCGATCCAATAGAGCTATTCACAGCAGTCAGCAGAAGTAACAACTATAAAATCGAGGCGGAAGCCGATATTGACGACTTCCTGGATAAAGTCGGAAAGTCTCTTAAGTCATCCCTGAAAAACCAAAGGCTGCTGAATGGCAAGCGAGTTGAGGCCTTATTCGCTCATGTTGCAGGTGCGCTAGGCAAATGCGTAATGGTGAAGCAGGAGGATAGCGGAGCTATATTCGCAGCAGGGATGAATGTTCAAGCGCCTGACTACTCTATTGCACTGAGTGACGGAACCAGGTTTCTTGTAGAAGTAAAAAACTGTCACCATGGCGACCCCAAAGAAGATTATGAGTTTCGGAAGGACTACGTGGAGCGCCTAGAGAATTATGCAAGATTACAAGGCACCACCGTAAAGTTCGCGATCTACTTCTCCAGAATAAGAAAGTGGGTGCTCTTATCCAAAGAGTCTATGACAGAGCACCGAAATAAATATACAACCAACTTTATTGAAGGCTATGCCAAGAGTGAAATGATTTCGCTTGGCGACAGGATGATAGGCACGAAGCCTAACTTGAGTATTGAGTTGATTGCTAAACCCGAGGAAGAGTCAAAAATAAACGAGGATGGACTAGCATCAATCATAATAGGTAATGTCAAGCTTTACTGTGATGGTAATGAAATCATGTCGGAGAGTGAAAAGCATATTGCCTTTTACCTCATTAGATTTGGAGACTGGACAACTGACGATCCTGCAGCTGAGATGGATGGAGATAGAGTCAAGGCTATAAGGTATGACTTTTACCCTGACGTACCGTGGGAAGAGGAACAGGGATTTGCGATGCTGGGCTCACTGAGCTCGATGGTCACGAGCGCTTACAACGAGCATACCGTATACGAAAGTAAAATATATGCCCTTGATGCCGGGGTTAATCCTGATGTGTTTTCTGTACATATCCCTGACGGATACAAGGGCGAACAGCTTCCACTCTGGCAGTTTTACATCCAGCCGAACATGAAATTCAAGATATAAAAAAGGGGCCGGCTGGCCCCTTGTTGTTTTTACGCTCTTACTCAGCATGCTCTTCTTTGTAATACTTAGAGAGATCTGAGCCGGTTACATACGACGCGAGCTGGATGGTGCCCTTGAGCTCAAGGTCTCCGTACTCTGTACTAATAAGCTGACGCTGACTCATCGGGCTGATCGAGACGTTGTACATGGTTACTTTTACTGGGGACTTCCCTTTACCCACGTTGAATCCGTCGAATACGAGGCAAAGATTCAGATCAGAGTTGATCAGTGCCTCAAGGCGTTTGGTGCTTACTGTTGAGTAGATAACTTCTACTTCAGTTCCGTCCCCAACAGCACCATCCTCTGGGAAAAAGATGTGGCCGTTACTGACCAGGTAATCAGTACCTTCAATCAGAGCTTCTGAGGTCGCGACATCTGTGATGCTGTCAACGGACGCAATGATACCGTCAGGAACGATTGCCTTGCCTTTGTATGCGATGTCCTTGAACTTCTTATTGGACTCAGCCGCGTCCTTGACGATCTGGGAGTACGCACCAAGCGCGACGTTCTCTGGACTCACGCTCTTCAGGTTGAGCGTAACATCCACGGTGGTTTTGGTTTTCTGCCTTTTAGCGACACCCATAGTTCCGGACATGGTGTCCTGCATTTCCACAAAATCGGTAGAAATAGCCATTACTGCAGAGCTGATCATGCCGAGGTTCCAGTACCCACCAGTTGGCTTTCCGCTCGACTTGTTTACGTTGGATGCCATAACAGCACCATTACCGATATACCCTACGGTTTCGACCGTGGTATTGAGACCTGCATACATATAATTGCACCTTTGTTGTTATTGTTATGGTGTTGTTGTGTTTAGTCTAACACGATTCTTTGGGCCCAAATTACCGACCAGGCGCTATAGTTAGCCTTGTCCTTCTGACCATTGAATGATTCGTTGATTGAGTCAAGGGCTGGAATTTTTGTGTTTTTAGTAATGTCGCCACTGAAGTTCTCAATCGACCTTGCGATTTCGCATGCCGTGTTTGCCGCAATGCTCGACATACCGATTGAATCCTTATCAACCTTGCCAATTACCCATGCGCCGAAGAGTACATCTGCTTCTAGTCTGATCCTGTCTTTACGCTCTGGAAACTTACCGCCAACGCACGACAGCAGGATATACGGTCGTACTCCATCCATCTTCATATCTTTGAGATCTTCCACTTGAAGCTGGCCAGAAAAGAATTTTATGGTTGGGCGGCATGGCAGTTTCTCAAGTTGTTGCTTAACAAGCTCCATGTGGTCAGTGATATTCATACGAGGGATTGCTCTATGTGTTTTATCATTATTTTAACATATTCATTCTTCCAAGTTTCTGGTAGGCCTTTCTCTTGACTTGGAAGGAACATACGCTTAGTGACGTTAATTCCATCCTGGTGCGTATCTGCGTATTCCAGGGGTGAGCCGAGCACAACACTAAGTCCACGGGCTTCGCCGAATATACTATTGCGCAGCATCCCGGTATCAATTAACGGCTGCCCCTTGCGGTGCTTCAGTTCTGCCCATCGATTGCCGTACGGATCTTGCGACTTTCGGAAGTTTGACTTAATCCGGTTTTCCCAAATCGCAGCGACTTCCCGCAAGCCTGCTCGGATGTGCTGGTTGTTCGGGCCGAGCTTCTTGACCTTTTGCGCGAGGGCTTGGAGCTGCTTTGTGTTCGCCACGAGCTCGACAGACCTGTCGCCGTTTGACGATGCTGCTAAGGCTCTGGTGATGATGGGGATCATAGTCAGGCCCGGAAGAGACGGATATTGGTGAGCTTGGAACCTGTCGTTGTCTTGCCCTCGGCGATCAGGTGGATCTTGCCAGTGGCGATGCCCTCCAAGAAGCTCAGGGCGTCTTCGTAGCGCTTCCTTAGGTTTTCATTGTCAGTGTCTGGCCAGGCGTTGTATCGAGCGATATCGAGCACCGAACCACGGACGTCTGCGATAGCTACTGGGTCGACCAGTGGTACGTTGATGCCGTTCGACCGGATGTACGTGTCAGCGAGCCTAGATGCTCGGTCGATAGCCCTGGTGACCCTGATCTCTGCGTCTTCTGGCAGATCGTCGTCTCCGAACTCGTCCCTGAAGTCTTGATAGCTTGCGTAAGTCATAAAAGCGTTTCTCTTAGCCATAGTAGCGGTTGTCTTCGCCCTTCGGCGGGTTTTGATCTACCCCCACTACTGTCGCTCTCTCTTTTCTTTTTCTTAATAAAGAGGGACATAGTGGGGGCGGCAGCGGGCAGTTGACACGAGCCATTATTGATTCAGAAAAACTTCTTTTGATCTCAGCTCGTCCAGCGGGATGACGTGATGCGTGTCGAGGTCGACGAAGCTTTCCAATGGCTGTCCGGACTTCCAAAGTCTGTACCTAGCTGGCCCGAGCATCGCTTCCTGCTCGCGGTCACTCTGCTTCGTCAGCCAGTCCTCATACCCATCAACAAACGGGGGATCGTCTTCAGTAACCGCGATCATCACCGTCCGACAGCCAGGGTGAAATGGAGGCACCTTCCGGCCTTTATCCGATGTCTTGTAGATCTTCCCGTCCAGCGCCCTACATACAGGCGTGGTGCGTGAGTCGAGCACAGCACTGAGCTGATACGACCCGAACCCCACACGCTCAAAAGTCTTGAGCGAAGCCTGGGAGGTCACATGCGCAGACGCAGTCCTAACCATGACCTCCGCGTTCCTCTTCGCGCCAAGGAACGGGTTGCCTGGCTCCGCATACAACGCATCAACGATCTTTGACGTGCTCAGCCCATTCAGGGCGCCCAAACGGATCGTCTGCTTGACCTTGATTTGCGTAGCAAGCTTCTGCTCGTCGAGCCACTCACCCAGGATTTTGCCGTCAAAGGGGTCGCTGCTGACAATCGACTCAACCAGCTTCTCGGTGACCATGTTGCTGCTGAAATCGAATCCCAAAAGCTTGCTGGTGAATTCCGACTCGTACACAAACAGGTCGCCGAGCTCCGCCTTCAGCGTTTCAGACATCAGCTCGTACTCGTCGGCAATGAGCTTATCGATTGTCACAAACGTCTTCCTGAGGCGCGCCACTGCAGTCCAGTTTTGTGCTGTCATAGCTTCATCAAGCTCAGCCTTCACTGACGTCTTCAGCGCTTGGAGGTGCAGAGCGGCTTGCTTCGCGATCCTGGTGAACTGGCCGCGCATAGCAACCTGGTGCTTGATCGTCTTGTTCGCCAGTGATGCCATTACTTCACCCCTTGGACGACTTGGCGGACGTATTCTTGAAGCCCGGCGAGCTGGGCCTCAGTCGTGACAATTTGCTCTCGGAGACGTAAATAATCCTGTCCAGCATTGGCTGTAAGCGTGGGCTCTCTTGCATCATCCAAGCTGGTGGAGCTGGCATCGGCTGGCACTGCTGGGCAGGTTGCACGGACGAGCACGCGCTTAGTGCCAGCAGCAAGCTGATCACGCAGGCTATCGATTTGATTCTTTGCATCACTCATTTCCTGGAAGCGTTGTTTATCTAGGTCGTCGCGAGCCTGGAGTGCCTGGGTAGCCTGTTCCGCCTGACGCTCAAGCTGCGCAACCCGGTTGTTTGCTTCTCCGATCTCACGCAGCAGGGCATCGCGATTACCCTTGAACACAAGCCCACATAGAAGAGCCACGGTCGTGAACAGGGCGATCAGCAGGTACTTGTTCATAGCCCCACCTCGCACAGCCTGCGTTCTTCAGCGCGCCGCGCAACGAGACCCTTGAGCCTCACGCCACCGGCATACACCCATTTCGATAGCTCCGCGCATGCACCGGCAGGATCACCTGCATTCAGCTTCTTCAACAGGGTTGAGTTCCCAAACTTTGTGCCACCCACGTTGTATACAAAAGAAACAAGCGCAGCTCGGCGTTCAATCGTAAGACTGACCTTAACCCTGGACTCGACATCGCTGATTGCAACTAGAAGATCTTTTTGTAGGAGTGCTTCGCATTGCTCACCGGTCTTACTTTGCCCTAACTTCGCGGTCGTCGTGTGGCCGTAGCAAATTGTGGGTATCCCCACTGGATCTAAGTAAGCCTTGGTCTCAATACCTTCGTATGTAGAAACCACCACAGAAGCGATAGATATGGTGGCAGCTACAACTGCTGCACGCAGCCTGCTAATCACCATCTTTTACACCCACTGCCTCACGCTTACTGGCGCGCTCCTCTCGTACATGTCGCCTGAAAGAAAAATAGGCACCCATCACAACAGATATAGCCGTGAGTATCAGAACCCAGTCACTTAGAGTTACCCCGCAGACTATGAGCCCCGAAGCCGCGACGCCAGAAAGTTTTGTGGACTCAATAGCCACAGATTGAGAAATTGACATTAGACATTCTTCTTATTATTATGTGCGACTATTATTTATTGTATCATTTTAATTTGACGGGTGTTTGGATGAGCGTGAAATCAGCAGTTGCACGAGCACTTGAAAACTTCGATCCCGAGAACCCATTCCACGTCGCACTCAAGAAATACGGAGAGTACAACTACGTACGAGTGATAGAGCGCGCTAGTGATTATCATCGCGAATCAATTGCTAGCGGCAAGCCTGTAGTAGATTTTGCTGAGGCTGTTAAACAGAAGGCCCTGGAGTTTTTTGCAGACGAAAGATACATGCGCGGCATGCAGCTGGAGGAAGATTTAGGCCTCTGAGGTCTCAACACCTTTCTTCACGCGCACTTTCCGAGCAGGCTTCTCTATAGCAACAGGTTCATCAGGCAGAGAAGCCCCCGGCTCACAGTATCCCAGCCCCCGCCAATACCCCTCAGCAGCGCTACCCAGATCCACCAGCACCCGATCCACGCCATTCTCAAGCCACACCGAATTCTTACTCATTGTTTGCCTCCAAAACTGGCCAAATCACATTGAATGGGTCTTGCAGGGTTACGTCGCGCAAAGCCTGCCTATAAGTCGCCAGCCGTTGCCTGGACACGGTGTCGACGGTGCCAGAGACATCCTCTGCGTCGAGCAGCCTTACGCGAAGCAGATCAGACTCAGCCAGGAGCTCATCACGAGCCCTCACGACTTCTTTCAGCTTCTCTTCGCGGGAGATCTCAATCACCAGCTCGCCGTCGACGATGCGGAGGGATTTACGGCTGGAGAAAGCCTGCAAGGCCTCTTCAAAATTATCGATCTCAATGAACTGGGTGCCCGGCAGCTCGCCGTAACCGTAGACGTAGCCAGCCTCGTCGTAATGCAGCTTATTTTTTGACATAGAACCTGTACCCCTCGCATGCCCCATTAACCAAAGGCAATTTGAAATAGTTGTTATCGAGCAGTGTGAGCTGATGGATTTCTACGTTTCCGGTTGATCCGTCAGCAGATCCCACGGCCCCGGAGTCGCCGAAGTACAGGGCTTTGTGAGCCACTGGATCGATCAGCATCCCTGCCAACTTGGTGTTGAATGCAGGCAGCTTGGTGAACGTGTTCCCATAGTCAAACGACACACTCCCGAAATTGTTTGACGTAGCTCGTAGGCCGTTAACGAACAGGAAATTGTTGTGGCAGGCGATGATGTGTGTGACCGCAGTTGCGTTGACGAAATACGGGGACGTAACCGATGTAACCCTGCCTGTTTCTGCGTTCAGCTTGAACTGCACTCCAGCAACGCCAAAGTACACGAAGTCACCTGCGCATTTGATCGTATCTGGAGCTGGGTAAATCGACTGCAAAAGCCTAGCGGACGTAACCGTAGGAGCTGAGGTGTCGATGAACATTTCATACAGACCAGGAGCCGAAGCGCCGTAAGTGCCAACAAAGAAAATACGCCCGCTGTCGGTCTTTACTACCGTGCTTCCCTGGTCGAGACCACCGATGGTAAAACTGCCGCCGAGGTTCCTTTTCGTTTTCGTTTTTGGATTGTACAAACGCCGTAGAGAGATCCAGCAGAACAAATCTTCGTCAGTCGACACACTTACTGCACTGAAGCCCCCATTTGTAGCCTGCGAGGATTCTCCAGCGTAAGCAGCTGTAACTGAAGATCCATCTACCTGAATACAATAGATGTTGTAACTATTGTTAAGAAAGTAAATCGCATTATCAGTGACTACCAACCGTTTGTGACCCAAGGCAGAAGTATTTGAGTAAACAAGATTGAAGTCTGAGTCGTAAGCAGTAATAAAAGGCGTGACGCTATTGATGGTGAATAGCAGCCCCTTGAAATACACTGCATCTAACACTTCGCCAGTTGTCAGCGACTTCCTGGCCACACTGCTAGACAGGATGCTCTGATACTTTGGAGTGCCCCCGTTGATAATCCCGGCCAACTCTGATGCCAGGGAGCTCTCTTTGATACTGCCATCGCACTCGAAGTAGTCAGTATAAGAACCTTCAGGCAACATTACGATTGTGCCAGTCTCAATTCCCGACACAGTAGCTTCCTCACCAGGATCAGGCGCCGGAATAGCGGCTACTACTGCATCAACAACCTGCCGAACAGATGCTTTCTGAGAGTTACCAGGGCGATGGACATGAAACACTGCGTCAAGGTTACTGTCCCATGCAGTAGCAAGATCACTGGGACGCTTTTTATTAGTTGTCATTCGAAATCCCGTTTGCTTTGAATGCAAATCTTATTATGTTGATATTGTATCACTCTTCGACGAGTGTATATTCGAACAGATCGAAGTCTCTGAAGTTTCTCGTAACCACAAGAGAAAGATCTTCGATGTCGATCCATCGCAAGCTGGAATCACCGTCAACAGGGAATACTTTTGAGAAAGTCTTTCCGGCGTCGTAAGTGACCGTCAGGGAAACATCGCCATTTACGAAAACTGCGAAATCACCACGCGAATAGCCGGTTGCCAGAGCGCTATCAAGAGTCGTGGCCTGCACGCTGCCTGTCGACAGGTTGACTACCCGAAGGTCAGAACCGCTCATGATGTGTAACTGGGTATCTCCGGCTACGACCTTGCCGCCGTTTTCACTGATCAGGGTATGACCCGTTTCGGTGAATTCGAAGACCGCCGAGCTTTGGTTGGTTGTGCGCCTGGCACTCGCGAATACACGCCCATTCGACGATGCCAGTTCACCACCAGCCCCCTCGATCTGCAGGCTCACGTCGCTGAAAGCAGGGCCAGGCCTCACTGACAGGGTCACTGGGTTGATGAGGTAGGAGATGCTGAAATCCGCGTTTACGAGCCAGTCTTCATCTCCCAGGCTCACCATGGCTGGCAGCTTGAGATCCCCGAACCCGCCGGCGATATCGAGAGCAATTGAGGTGTCTGATCCGTCGAGCCTGGTCAACCTGTCTTGCCCGTTGTCATTGCGCAGGTAGTACGCTGTATGTTCAGTCTTGAAGACGTCGCAGGCTCTGTCAGAGATGTAGTTCTTTTCGACAACCCTCGCAGTACCTTGCGTCAGCTCATTTTCACTGTCAAAGATCACGTACTGCGCGTCAAAGGCGGCGATGAACGTGCTACCTGACTTCAGAATTCGCTTAGGCAGTCCGTACACGCCACCGAAGGTGATCGACCGGCTCGCAGTTGTGCTTATGCCAGTAATCCGCTTGAGCTGCTCGATGAACCGCTCCCAGGCAATGTAGTTTCCGCCGTCATCCACCTCGACGAACTCCAGGCCAGCAATGTCGGCATAGATTGCGTCAGGTGCAGAGACCGATCCGGCCATGGGGTCAGGCTTCGCCTCGACTACAACATCGCCTGGCTTCGTCTCGGGATCTTGTTCACCGGGTGACACGACAGACCAGTCGCCATTGTCGTCAGCAGTGCCCGTGCCAGTGGTTCCGTCAGGGAACGTGACAGTGACCTGGTCACCAGGATTCGCGCCGCCACCCCCAACAGTGACCGTGCCATCAGGATTGGGCGTAACGTCATCGACGACAGGCTCGCCAGGCTTAGGATTCGTAACGACCCCAACATCACCAGGCTCTAGGTCTGGATCATGCGGAACATCCGGAAACTCAACTTCCCAGTCGCCGTCATCACCAGCCTCGCCGGAGCCGGTCTCACCGCCAGGCAGCGTGACTTCAACGTCATCACCCGGATTCGCACCGCCACCACCTACGACCGTGCCGCCACCCTCACCAGGCTTAACTTCGCCCGGCTCTGGGGTAGCAGGTTTGTCGGGCGTCGGAACCTGATCGATCACAAGATCTGGCGCACCCGGCACAGGCGTCACAGCACCTGGCGACGTAACAGTCCAGCCGCCACCGTTTCCAACTACGCCAGTGCCGACAGAACCATCAGGGAACGTCACGACTATGGTCTGCCCAGGCGTCCCGCCACTGCCACCAACCACGACGGTGCCATCAGGATTTACAACAATGTCATCGATCAAAGGCGAGCCGATCACCATGTGCACAACTCGGCGCAGGTGATAAACCGTGAGAGATAGTAGATTCCGGCCCAGAATATTCATCAGAACCTCACCTTACTTCATGAATCCAGACGGTCGCCGGATCTTCCCCAGCAAGCAGCCGGACGCTAACTTGACGACCCCTGTTTGCATTCAAATAGACGCCGCCGCGTGCATCGATTGGCGCGTCTGCCTCTGTGACAGCGGTGCCCTCGGCCAGGTGGATGAGTGACTTGCAGAAGACGTAGATTGCTTGCCCCTGGATGACCCGGCTCGTGAATGCGTTGCCCTGAGTCAGGCTTATTTTGCCGCGAGAGATGCCAGGGGTCACGATTGGCAGCACGCCGCCGTTGCGTTCGATTGTTGCTGTTACTTCGCTCATTAACTGCTCCTGAAATGTGAAAGCCCCCGCAGCTGGTGCGCAGCAAACGAGGGCTTTGGGTGTTGCGGGTGGGCTCCGGAGAGCCCGGTGTATCAGTGACCGCCGAGACGGGTAGCGCGCTCAGGAGCAACAGCTTTGCAGCCGAAGAAGATCTCGATCTTGTAGTGCGTGCTTTCAGTGCTTGCGTTGTACCAAGACAGCAAGCGCAGGGTGATACCAGTTTCCGGGTCGGTCATCGAAGCGATGGTCACGCCAGGAGCGTTAGCCGGGGTTTCGAGTTGACGGAACGCGATCAGGAACGCTGACTTGCTGAAAGCCAGGTCGATCTGGTGATCGCCGATCACGGCCAGGGAGGTGTTGACTGCGATGGCTTCAGTGACCGGGGCAGTAACAGTGACAGCAACTGCGCCGTCAGCATCAGCAGCGATGTCATTAGCCACTGCGAACACTTGCTCGGAGCCAGCAACAGTGATGATGTCACCTTTTTTGAACGTAGCGTTGGCACCGGCACCGCTCAGTATCAGGATGCTCGATCCAACAGCTCCAGCGACAGCCAGCTTGATAGCGTTGCTCTCAGAGGCAGTACCCGCGAAGTGCATCGGGGCTTGTACGTCGCTGTAGATATCAAACCCGTACCTGCGACCAATGATGCCTTCTTTTTCCGCAGGCTGTTCGCTGTAAGTGGTAAACACGCCGAGCAGATCAGCTTCAGTGTCGGAGGTCAGAACCAGGTTCTTGTCACCCAGCACTTTCCGGTTGTTCAGCGACTTACGAGCGGCGATCAGGTCTTTCTTGTCGCGGGAGTTTTCCGAGGTCAGATTCCCGGAGAAGTACGGGACTTCTTTGAACATGTCGAAAATGGCTTCGTTGACTGTACGAGCCAGGACGTCAACAGCGGCTGCCAGCGCATCAGGGATTACGCCAGGCTGCATGCCGGTGAACTCACGATCTGACATCTTGAATTCTTTGTAGACGTGTCGATCTAGGCGCAGCTCGACTTTGTCGACGTTCAGGTCAGTTGCGACCGAGCCATCTGTGCCGTGCTCGTCAGCCTTGTCGAATTCAACTGGCTTATTTACCCGGATCATCTCACCGACTTTTTTCGATTCGTCAGCCTTGTTGACTGTGATCAGCCTTGGCATTGTCAGTTGGCCGCGAAGGCGTGACATTGCAACTGGTAGAATCGTTTCGTTAATCAGCGCTTCAAAATTGTTCCCATAAGCTGGAAGAACAACGAGTGCATTACTTTGCGTCATTTGCATACCTATTTATTGTTATTTTTGTTTTGGTATTTTTGAGGTATCTGTTGCTCACAGAGCAAAACAGCCGCTGGCCCGACCAGCTTGGGAACTGGGACTCGGGGTGAGTCCCAGGGTGTAACTCTTTACTTAGCTAATGACGATTTCGCCCTTAGCCCTTTTGGCAAACAGTTCAGATTGTTCTTGAGCAGTACCCAGCATAAGTTTCTGCTGCCACTCTTCGCGAGACATCGACACGCCAGCGCCGCCAGTGCCTTGCTTGCCACCTGAACCGGGCATAGCCTTAAAGTAATGCTGCTTAGTTTGAGCCAAGCTTTCGATCCACTCTTTCGGCGTCAGCGCTCGACCGGACTTGCCCATTGCGACATTGCCGTGCTGATCTCGGCTAACCAGTTCGCCCGAGTCAGTAAGCTCCCAGGAGCCACCAGCCAGGTTAATCAGGTCATCAATAGCAGACGGCTGGAAGAACTCATTCTTCAGTGCTTCGTTGCCGATCAACTGCTTAATCTGAAATTGCTTCAGTCGGCCTTTCTCTGCATCAACAGCTTTGCGCAGTTCTTCTTTCTCAGTCTGTTCGGCCTGGAGGCGCTCTTGCCAAGTTGCATTTGCAGCATTGACACGCTTATCCAGCAAAGCCTGAAAATCCAGCTTCCCTGATTTCAATGCAGCCTGGTCGGCTTCATCTTCTGCTTGAGCGAGAATTGCATTCAGTTGATCCTGAACTTTCTTCTTCTCAGCGAGAATCTCAGAGTTCTTTGACTTCAAACCACCAGTTTCTGCAGCCAGTGCTTTAGCAAGCTCGGCTTTGAGAGTTTCCTGGAATTCTGGAGTTTCGTGGATTGGTACTTGAGCCCCTGGCTCTTGTGTTCCGCCATCTTCTTCGCCGTAAGCCTTGAAAACAACGAGACCACTGTTCTGCTTCAACATTCTTAATCCCCCAAGGATCATTTATTGTTTTTATATGTTGTGAACACATAATATCATAAAAAATGGCTTGGGGGATTTAGTGCAAAATAATCCTTGACTATCTTAAACAGCCTTGAGCACCTCGTACTGCGCATCTTCATCTAATCGTCCAACAGCATCTACGAACTCAGCAAGAACATCGAAACTACCTGCTTTAGCGTCTCTCAGGATCTGCGGAATCATCCCCAAGTCGAGCATGGTGAGAAAAAGTTCTTCTGAGCCGCAGCCACCGTAAACTGACGATTCCCAGAGTTCGTACAACTCCCTGGCATTCGGCTTAACGACCCCATTAGCAAGAAGGAAGAGCGTAGCGCTAAGGCCCTCGGAATTTCTTCCAGACTTGAAGGCATCGTGTGCTCTCATGAACATGTCGAACTGTTCTACAAATTTGGTCATCGTCGTTCTCCTCTTATTATTCTTCGATGATCTGTGCTAGGACTTCCCAGACGAGATACTCCAGACTGCTTGGCTCAGAAAAACTTTGTACGTTGAAAACATACCTGACACCATCAAACACAAGATCATCAGCGCGTACCAGCTCGCCAATAATGAAGTTCTCAATAGTCCTAAGAGACAGTGCACACCCGACTTCGGCATAGTCCGCAATCAACTCAAGCTGACGTTTGTTCTCAAGCCGAAGCAGATCGAAGGCGGGATAGTGTTTTCTTTCTGAGTCGAAACCACCAACAAGTCGAATCGCACAAATATCTTCGGTTTGCGGGGTGAGTGCTTTGATACGGACTGTCTGCATGTTAATACCTGAGAGCTTCGGCTCTTCTTCTAATATTTGTATTGTATTGATGGAGCGAGTGTTAAATCAAATTTTTATTTCGGACTCTTCTATTGAGTCAGCGATAGCTCACTGTCAAAATGAATCATCACAAGAACAACAACGGGATATTGCAATGCTAAAACAAAGCTTTCTGCTCAATGAAGATGTTCTCATCGTTCCACGCGCTCTACATCGCTCGGATAGACCTGACGGCAGTGTATCCGGCTTGAAACAACGGTTCGTAGCAATTCGTACATCCAATAATGAGGAAATCATCGAACAGGTATTTTCAGCCTGGAATAAAAGCCGGGCTGACATCAGGGGCTTTTTTGATTCTTGGTTTAATTTGACTGTTAGCTGCACGAGCTGGGATCCAGCGTCCCCAGAGTACGGCGCTACCTGGCAACACTCTAATTACGAGTTGTTTTTCGGCTCAGGTAACCCAGTTGTGAATTACATTCCGCCACCAGCTGATCTTGTAAAACCGAAACCACCCACGCTCAAACTCGACGCAATGTTGGGAGAAAAACTGAGCTGGTCAAGGCCATTGAAATTGAGTCACTCGACTGGAAAGGTTGATCAAGCTGTTCAGCATGAGATACTCCAGGAGTTCGAGTCATTGATCGTGCGAACCCAAATTCGCATGTATGCCAAAGCGGCGTTGGAGGGTTGAATGAGCTTTGACTGGATTTACGACGGCGTCGATATGTCGATCCGAGACTACTTTAAGCACGCTATCGCGAAGCGGGAGCCTGGAGTGATATTTAGCGACTGCGTGCATGACTTTGCTATTGGTGAGCTCGACGAAATAGCCAATGTCGGCAGCGTTACTGCCTTCCGCTCGAAAGACGACTCTTGGATCTACAGACGTCAGGTTTGGTCACCGAGTCGCGTGTATTTCGTTTGCCAAGACGGCAGGCAGCAGGTGCAATCTAGGCCTCGAAATCCTGGCTAGCCTTGAGCCTCAAGCCAGCGTTCAAACTTCTCTATTTTACTCAGCTCCAGCAGGTTGGGCCCTGCAGTCCCCAAGAGGTTAAGGAAGCGCTGTCGATCCTCGTCATCAGGAAACCAGTCCTCTATCTCAACGTTGCAGTGCTGAGAGTCGCTGAGAGCCCACCTGACAACCATATCTGCCGCAGCCCTGAAGTGATCCGCCATCCACATCGTCCGTCCCTCAGACTCCCACCCACGCTCAGCCAACACCTGGGTGACATCCATTATCCCAGCGTCACCGAAGAAGCTCGTGGTGTCAGGTAAATGGATGCCAGCGAGCGACACCTTGCACACCCCTGAATCGCGATCCCAATACGAAGTAACGTGCCACCCACCAGTGGTCGCGCCCGGAAATGGGAAATTGATCGCAGCTTTACCGGTGATGTAGTGCTCACGAGTAACGCGCTTCAGGTCGAGATCGAACAGGGGCTGAGTCATCCCGGCAACCTACCACCGCACCCACGGCCAGGCAACGCGGTTTGACTCCAAGGCGGGCCGTCGACAAGATGATCTTTTGGGCCTGGACGAACAACATGAAGCCAACCTACTTCATCGACTTTGAAGCTTCGGGCATTGCTCCTGACAGTTACCCGATTGAAGTCGCTGTCGTGTACCAAGGTGGCGAATATCAGTCCTTGATCCAACCGGCATGGTACTGGGATCACTGGAGCCACGACGCGCAGGATATGCATAAGCTCACCCGCGATCAGCTCATAAGCGAAGGCCAGACACCCCTGGCAGTTGCCCAGGCTATGAACGATCTCTTTGACGGCAAAACCCTGTGCTCTGACAACCCCGCTGACTGTTACTGGCTCGACGTCTTGTACGAAGCGGCGGGCATCGAAGCGAAGTTTGAAGTCAAACCCATTGAGTCATTTTTAGGTCGCGAGGCTGCGTCTGAGATATTGAGACGACTTCCTGCTCGTAAAGGCCATCGTGCAGTTCAGGATGTTCAAGCGCTTAGAACAGTTGTTGAGAGCTGGCAGGTTAGTTAGCAAACCACTTGCGGTAATTATTTTAAGAGTATGCCGCTGGGATACGCATCTGTGTTTTCAGGGGTTAAAGAGCTATATAACAAGAAAACTCAATACTGATCGCATATCCATATATACGCCGCTCGATCTACTTTCGCATAATGCAAGCATCAAAACCCATACAGGTGCTTCATGGATATCGTTGACAGTTACGCAAGTAGTTACATTGATCTCGTTCGGGTCGGCTGGAGTGGTGCCGCCTCTATTTTTAAGGCTCTGGAGCAATTCGACACTGAAGAACGCAAGGAAATCGCAAGCAGACTCCACGAGGTCATTGAGTTCAACTTTGAGAAACCCTCCATTCAGGATTTGGTCAGAAAAAACCTCAAGTCGATTAGTCCAGACGCCGATCTGTCGTGGATTCCAGATTGGAGAAAGGAATATGAAGCTCTTCAAGCGTCGACCGAAAACAAGAACTGAGATCGAGGAGGAGCAGTTCATCCAGGCCGCCAACTCCCTCAAAACCCTCCAAGTGCCGCTTGGAGGTTGCATCAGTATCGACCCCGAGGAAATTCGCGACCAGATCCTTGCAGCAAGAGCGGTATATAAAAGCCTTGTGCGCCGTGATGATTAGTTTCACAACAAAACTATAACAACAATAAATGTGATGCCGTATGAATAACCATGTTTACTTAGACGTTGACGACCTATCGTTTGATGACCTCGCATCCGATCTTATATATCAAGGTGGCAATACCTTCTACAACTGTCACTACCGCAAGGTATTTCCTGACACAATCATTGAGCTCACAAGGAAGAGCCTTCTATCCAAGCGCAAACTCTCGAAGCTTCTGCCCAAGCTAGAAAACGGTAAGTTTGAGCTGCTTCCAGATGATTCATTTACCGTTGATAGCTTTCCGAGCATCACTAATGATCGCACTGGTCAGCGACTCAAACTATATAAGCCAACAAGGCGCAGGGACATGGAGTCTTACAGAGCCATTCTGAGCCACTTTAAGACCTACTACGTTAAAATGTCTGCTGAAGAAGAGGCTGCGGTCAGAAGAGGTCAGGCTCGCTTTGAGGAGCTTTGTAAGCTTGGGGTCATTGACGAAATGGCCAAGGCCCTCAGCAGGAGGATTTCTGAGGTTGCGGGTATACGTACCCCATTAATCGTGATCGACGAATAAAATACCTAAGGATAAATTTGCTTACTAAGTAGCTCCCTGAGATAATGAATCTATAACAACAACAACAAAAGGATTCCACCATGCAAGAAGTATTTTTTACCGCTGCAATTATTATCGCTATTGGGTATTTGAGCTCTATGGTCACCGGCTTTATTGTCGTGGCTACTTTCGAGAGATTTCATACATTTAAGGGGGCGGTCTTACTTACTGGTCTTTCACTAGCTACATTCTGGATTGCGCCGGTGGTGACTGCTGTCGCTAGCTTACAATCACTGCTTCTTTGCTACAAAGTTTCAAGCGCAGTTTACGCCATTGGTGTGATTGCCTACATTAGCTACGCAGCCAGGGTTAGTCCGCGCCGTTCGCACCTCTGAGGCTAGCCAGCTTCATCGCTTGCGGGTACTGTATGCCCATCCAGTATTCGCAAGCATCCCGCCATGAACCTCACCAGTCTCCGACAAATCACCGAATCAGAGCTCCCAGGCCTCCTTAACGTCCTTTCCGGAAGGGCATCAGGGGGCTTTCCCAGTCCTGCCGCTGATCACTACGAGCCCCCAATCTCCCTAGACGAGCTCGTCGAGCTAAGGGCCCCACATGTTTGGCTCGGAGAAACTGAGGGGGACAGCATGTCACCCGCTGGAATCCTGAATTGCACAAGGCTCATTATCGACCGTGCCCGCACACCCCAGGTTGGCAATGTCATCGTGGCGTACATCGACAATCAGCCTGTCGTGAAGCGTCTGGACAGGCAACAGGATGGTCGATGGCTGCTCAGCTCCGACAACCCGAAGTACCCACCCATCCAGGGCCTGGAAGAGATTGAAGTCTTTGGCGTCGTGACGTGGAGCCTGACCCACCATGTCCCTTGATCGCCCGACCTACGCACTCATCGACTGCAACAGCTTTTACTGCAGCTGCGAGCGCCTGTTCCGCCCAGAGCTTAGGACGGTGCCGGTAGTCGTTCTGTCGAACAACGATGGCTGCGTGATCGCCCGGACACCTGAAGCCAAGGCGTTTGGAATCAAAATGGGTGACCCGTACTTCAAAATTCGCGACAGCCTGAGGGAAAATGGCGTGGTCGCGTTTTCGAGCAATTACGAGCTCTATGGCGACATCTCGACAAGGGTTCAGCAGACGATTGAGTCAATGGTGCCCAGGGTCGAGGTGTACTCAATTGACGAATCATTTGCTGACCTGACTGGCCTACCTGAGCCTCTGGGTGACTTCGCAAGGTCGATCCAGGCACGAGTCAAGCAATGGACTGGGATGCCGGTAGGCATTGGCATCGGTCACACCAAGACCCTGGCCAAGGCAGCTCAGCACGCCTCGAAACTCTACAAGGACAGAACCGGTGGAGTCGTAGACCTGCGGGCTAACCATGCCGTCGAATGGCTGTTGAAGCGTATGCCCACCCAAGAGGTATGGGGAGTCGGTCGCCGCATCTCTGCGAAGCTTGAAGCCGAGGGCATCACGAATGCCTGGCAGCTCGCGAACACGAACGCAAAGACCATCCGGCAGCGTTACGGCGTAGTCCTGGAAAGAACAGTACGCGAGCTCACCGGAGAACCTTGTATTGAACTGCAGGAGGCTGAACCAGCCCGCCAGGCAATCTGCACATCCCGGATGTTCGGCGAGCGCGTTACAACTATCGAAGCCATGCGAGAGGCCGTAGCCACTTACATGCACCGGGCGACTCAGAAACTCCGTAAGCAATCATCACTCACCGCCGTATTTCGTCTTGCGATCAGAACCTCACCGTTTGGCGACGGCCCGAAGTACGCGAACTCAGTGACGTGCCATCCGCCTTATCCGACTGACGATGTGCTTTTGCTAACAAACGCGGCGATTCAGGGGCTGCAGGTTATCTGGCGGGATGGATTTAGGTACTCGAAGGCTGAGATCCTGCTGATGGATCTGCGTAAGCGCGGGGAATTTACCGGTGACCTGTTCACAGAGAGTCAGCCAGCGAAGACGGACGAGCTGATGACGGTGCTGGACAGGATCAACGGAAAGTTTGGGAAGAACACCCTGCACTCGGGTCGGATGCCGCTGAGCGCAGGATGGGCAATGAAGCGGGAGATGATGAGCCAGAGCTACACGACCTCGATCAACCACCTTATGAGGTTTCAGGCTTCATGAGCAATTTCCAGATTTTGAGGTTAGGATTGGCGAGTCTGGCGTAAAGCCACCACTTAGATCGGGAATGCAGGGAAGCTATGCGTACAGCAGATCCACAGAACATTAAAAACGACTTCTTGGCAGGGCTTCAGGAGATTCAAGAGGTGTTTGCAGCCGTAGACGCTCCTGGGGTCGGAATCTTAGTAGCTCAGAAATATCTGGTCGCCGAATATACGTTTCTAGGTGCGTCCATATTGCTAGAGGGGTTCATCAGCGACCTGTTTGTTGCATATATAAACAAAGAGCCAGACGTATTTGTGCAGGCTCTGACAGCTTCGATGGAGTTATCGAGCACTGATGAATTTGGAAAAAGGGCTATTCAGTTTACTTCGACCGAAATCAAGTCGCACTTAACCCTAGATAAGATTAGGGAAATCTTAGACCCTAAAGAATACAATGTGACGTTCCCATATGAAGCGGAAATGAAGAAGCGTGCTGGCATGTGGCTGAGCGTAAAACATAGAGGCTACTTTAACTCGATGCAGAAGCCTGACTATGCGCTAATTGACTCCACCAAAAGTGTCAGGAACTACCTAGCACATAGGAGCACTTCCGCAAAAAAGGCTATGCAGATCGCCCTTGCCGACCCTAATTTGCCAGTAGAGTTTAGGCGAAAGAAGAATAACATCGAGAAAGTCGGCTACTTTCTTCACTCCAGCCACAGGCTTAATGCGATCAGTCGCTTGTCTTTCTATCTTGACAGCCTCAAAGCCATCGCAGAGAAGCTTTGCCCTAAACCGTAGGGAGCAAAAGGGCCCCGCAGGGCCCTAATGTTTGTACCTAAAAAGTCTTACTGAGCCAACCAGCTCTCGACTTCATCGGCACCGTATTCAGCTTTCCACTCTTTCAGAACCTTGTGATTGCCGCCCTTGGTTTCGACGACTTCACCGCTGTGCGGGTTCTTGTAGACTTTGACGGAGCGTGGCTTGCGAGTGCCTGCCTTGGACTCAGCAGCAACTGGAGCGCGGCGCGTCGAAGCCTGTGGATCAAGCAGGGCAATGACGTTGCGCAGGCTGTAGCCGTATTCAGCCAGCAGCTCACGGAGCTTTGTTTCAAATTCCACTTCACGCTGCAGGCCTTCATCGCCTTTCATCGCTTCCAATGCGGCCAGCTGCTCAGCCAGGTGTTTTTCGAGTTGACGGAATTCTGCAAGACGAGACATTTGACGCTCCTGTATGTAATGCCATGAGTATAGAGAAGCCACCTAAGCAACGGTAGGTCTATCCACTGACCACCTCATGCCATTCCAATGCAGGTCGTTGTTTACGATGTGAGCAAGCAGTTCGAAATGGCTTAGAGGTAGCCCAGGAGTGACAATAGTTGGATCATCACCTGGATTCAGAACGCCCCAATAGAATGCCGGGGACGAGTTAATCATGTGGCCCAGGGGCGGCATTTTCTTGTCAAAATCTTCCTTCCAGCGCTTCTTCATGATCGCATCGCCGACCGTCATGGCAACCGAATGCCTGAGGAGCCAATAGCACTCAACGCCATAGCGTGCGTACCGCTCCTGGCGACGGACGAAATCACGAAGATGTTGATACGAACGCTGCAGCTCAATAGCAACCTTGCGGCCACCGTGCTCAAAGTAAATGTCAGCTTTCCATCGATCCTTTCCTGTCCCACCTGGCACTTCACTGCGTGGGTTTACACCAAACAGCTTGAGGGCCCCGAACACCAGGTCTTTCCCTTCGATGTGCCAGACGGTCTCGGGAGCAGTTGCGCATTCATCCGACAGATGTGAGAAGAAAGGCAGGCCGTTGCTGCTGGTCTTGAGCACCGCTCTGGACAGGCAACACGGCATTTTGAAGGCAAACGGGTTGGCTTGGCTCTGGGACTTCAGGATTTCCCATTCCTGCTCTGTGAATTGCCCGGCCCACACAGGTTGGTCATCGTGAGTGAGAGCGTCTGGATTCATAGCTGTCCATCCTGTGGTCTACTAGCTGGCAGTAGGCCACAAATCATCAGGCTAGCTCAACTGAGAGGCGATCTTCGTTGTCAGCCAGGTTGAATTCGTTACCCAGAACACTCCTGCGCTTCATTTCCTGCAGGAAATCTTCTCTCGAAATGTCGCCCATCGTGCGCATTGTGGTGAGTGTTGAAAGCTCCTGGGCATCGCTCGTAACCCCATAGTCGGTATTGATGTCGACATGAAATTCGGCGTCAGGGATCCGGTTGAAATATGCCAGCCAACCAAACCCTTTGCTCATTGCGCTGCTGAGATTGAGGGTGGTCATCGCAACCCTGTTGTTCGTCTCACCGGCACGGAGGGTGCGCCCTTGGGCTGTTTCAGCCACACCTGTGTTCTCAAGCATATCGAGACCATAGGATTGCATCTGCACCTCAAGGTCGCGGATCGAATCACGACCGGCACCAATCGCAGCACCGGAGTGTTCGACGTACTTGAGATCAGCTCCGATATCTCCCTTAATCGCGTACTCAGCGCCAATGGCGATAGAAGCGTCATCAGCTACGCCCGAGGCGAACAGCACCGGAATCCTGGCAACCCGGAGAATATTTAGCTGGTCAGATTTTTCTTGCCAGTGCTGCACGTTTCCGTAAGCGAGGTCGATCAGCGGCGGCGCGGCCATCAGCTCACCACTAGCAACCACTGGCGAAGAATGCACTGCGACGACAGGGATTTCTTTGAGAGCAAATGGTTGGTCGAGCAGAATTGGAGATCCATCTTCACCGTCGTATAGAGCCCAGGTCACGACTTCGCCGTCTCGCTTGAACACTCGAACTCTGGTGACTTCCTTTTCGCCCCATTCGCCATCAGCAACCACCGCAGATTCTTTAATTCTTATCTCCGTGAGCTTGTCGTCTTCGTCCATTCTGAACCCAAGCACACGCTCTCCGGGAAGGTGGTAGAGGTAAGGCCTGCCACCGTTTACCGCCTTGTCAGCGCACAGAAAGCTCGTCCCCATCCTGATCGCATCTTCGAGAATGGTTGAGCCAAGGGCAGTTGCACCTGTGCCCTTACCATCAACGTTGACGGAATATTCATCAGCGAACTCTTGGTGAGTTTCACTCTTAACCCCAACAGGACGGGTAAATGGTTTCGCAGCAAGATTCTTCACAATCCTATCGAAGAAATTAACCAGATATGACCGATCTAGTCTTCGCTTGTACGAAGGAGGAGATTCCCCTGGCTCCATTGGCAGGTATTTAGTTCTTAGGGCTCGCATTGCCTTAGTGCCACCGAGCAAGTCACGGATAATCTCGCGATCATCATGGTATTTCTGGCAGCGCAAAGTGCGTTGACTAACTGACATATATAGCGCCTATTCTTATTATTATTTGGCTACAACTATTGTACTTTGTTTGACGGCAAACTTCTGAGGCTAGCGAATGCCTTGTTGAATTGAAGTTACTGGGCGCTTCCAAGTTAAGCGGTAAGCGAGAGCATCCCAGGCATGGTCATCAGGGCCTTTACCAACTGCGTCAGGCTGATCTTCGTCTCGATGCAAGTTCGGCAGAGTTTTGAGAGCAAACTGACAGGACTTAAAGAAGTAGATGTGTGGTTTGCTCGGGTCTTGAGTTTTCGTGGCATGAAGCCTGTCGAACATCAGTTGCGCCGAGGTCACACGAGAGCCAGGGCTTTTGTCAGAATTGACGAATTCGATTCCTGCGGCTTTGAGCTCCTTTGCCACCGTTGGTGCATTGCCCTGGTCGACCTTCGAGCCGTTGTGAATCTGGTTATCCGCAGGCCCAGGCTGTACCTTCGTGTGATTTTTCAGGACTGTTTCCAGTAGCTTGTTTTCACGTAGTTTCAGACGCTCGCCGATCTGTTTAGCCGACAGGTACAAGCCAGCGTCCGCCTTGGTTTGCTTGCCGGTCTTAGCATCGATCTCAGTACCGTAATCCTCACCAATCACGATCAGCGATCCCTTCGGCGGGCAGAATGGCTTGCCATTAACGGTGATAGCCTCGCCGTTCGTTTCGGCGTACCAGAGGCAACAGAAAGGCGTGGATTGGCCGAAGTCGAACGATCTATCGGTTTTCCAGTGTCGAGGGATTTCGAATGGATCAAGGATCAGGTTCTCAGCTGACCAGACGGGCCCGAACATCGCGCTCATGTCGATAGCTTCCCAGTCGCCGTGCAACCAGGCGGCCTTCAAAGCCGGGTCGGCAATCTGATCCAAGTAGTTCGTGATGTAGCTTTTGCTGATGTATGTGTTTTCGAAGATCGTGCCGAAGACCGCACACCGTTGACGTGAGCCATCCCAGTTGTAAGTGATCTCGCCTGGACGTTTGCCTTCAAGGAAGCGCTCATACACCCACCACTTGCCCGCACCGAACGGGTTCGTGGTTGACCTGACCTGCAGAGGCGGCATGTTGGGCTGCTTCTTGGTAGGGATGAAGGCAGTACGAAGGGTCGACATCATCGCTTCGTAGACATCAGGGTCACGCCAGGTAGCCAGCTCGTCCCATCCGATAAAGGCGTACTCATGCCCGTGGTACTTGTTTTCGTAATCCTCCATATTCTTGATGTGGCCGAAATACAGAACCTCGCCGGTCGCGAACGTCCATGAGCATTCAGACTTGTTCCACACGGCATCGGGGAAGATCCTTGGGATGATCTTCCGTGAGGTGGCAATGAGGTTGCGGAGTGGCTTGTACTCTTTCTTGAAGATGACTCCAGTCCAGCTACTGCCCCAACCCCGACCGACGTGAATCAGGTAAGCGATGATCAAAACCTCGGACTTACCGATGCCCCGGCCACCGTGGAACATCACTTCGATTACGAGCGATGCCAGTTGACCCAGCATGAGGAACATTTCCTGAGAGCCTTTGGTTGGCTTCCAGATAACCCTGGCCGCAGCCATAGATCTGCCGATGTCCAGGGCACGACCCATAACGTTCCCGAAAGAGCTCATAAGCGCACCTTTCCGGCTTTAATGTCCCGTATATGGATCACAAAGCACCTTCCCGTACCACACCTGGCACAAAGGAAGAGCCCTGTTTGCGCACAAGCGCCTGGTTGCCTTTGATCACAAACAGAGCGTCGACACACACGTACTCGCTGACGCTTCGGAGGCCGGTGACTGAGTGGGCTGGGTCAAGGATGTTTTTGTCGTCAAACCAGACCTGGTGAACTGTTCCGCCTGGGGTAAGGACTTGCAGGACTGCCGGGTGGCCGAGGGTTTCAAGGACGTCAGGGCTGGTTGTCGACATACTGATGCCGCTGGCTTTGACGAAGCCTGGGAACGCGGTATACACGGGTGCGTAGCCCAGGCTGAACAGGATCGATGCGGTGTTCTGGATCGTTACTCCGTTGTGCTGTTTGTCCTGGCCGTAGAGCTCCAGGGCTCGCTCGTAGCTGACTGACAAGGCATTGGCCAGGGTCGCGATTCCGCAATCGAAATGGGTGCGTTGTTTAATCATCAGCTGAGCTCGCTTGTTTTTGTCTTTGCGAGCAAAAGAGCATCGGATTGCTGTTGCTGTAGTAGTTGATCGAGATCGTTGTCGCTGGACATGGACGGGATGAGTGCGATGCCTGTGGAGGATTCTTCGGTCACCTCTTGGCGGATGGTGACTTCCTTGCGATTCCAGTCGCCGAATTCTTCTGGCATTCGCCTGCTGAGCAACCTCGCGGCTTGGTTGGCATCGCCGTCCTTGATCGCCTTCATCACGGCATCAATAGCAGGCTTGCAGGACTTAGCTTTAGCCAGGTCAATGCGCTCCAAAAATTCCAACAGGAGCGCTTCGTCTTTGGTTAAGTCAGCCTCGTCCTTGCCTTCCTCTTCGATCTCTTTTGCGGCCTTTTGCCACGTATAAAAGGTGGACGACGGCACACCGGCACAGCCGCAGGCGATCTTCAAGCTGGTCGTCTGAGTGATGTACTTTTCGAGATCTGTGATGATCTTTTTAGTAAGTGCCTTGGTCGCCATCGCTCACTCCAAAAACCTGACGCCGTACTTGGCAATCATCAGGCTGTCAGAGATCCCATCGCAGGTCTTACGCTTGATCTGGCCCTTTCGCTTGTAGGGTTTTCCGTAGATCTCTTCGACGCGAAAGACCTCGTAAGCGATTTCCGCAATTTGCTCTTTTGAGAGACCAATAAGGCCCTGAAAACTCTTCCACTTCTGAGGTGTGATATAGCGAACGTCTGCACAGAGAGCTTCAGCCAAAGAGCGGACGACGCCGTAAGAATCGCCAAAGCTGAAAACGGATTTCACGCCCTCACATGGCCTCGAACCCACAAGCTCGACAATAGCTAAATCAGGCTTGTGCAGTTTTATAAAGTCAAAAATAGGGCGAGGGTCGACTCTTTCGATTTTTTCAATGGAAGCAACCGGCATAGGCATACAGGCAATGAAGTTAAACTGCTCATCTATTACCGATAGGCCACCGCTCTTGCCAGGATCAATCCCCAAGATTTTTCGCATGTCGTGCTCTTTTATTATTATTCTTATGCAGACATTGTAACACTATTATAAGGCTTTTATTTGTGCGCAAATTTTAAGCAAAAAAAAAGAGCCGTCGTGGCCCTTGTGTTCTATACGTCATGTAGTTTTGCTATTTCAGCGTTTGCGCTTCATTCTCTTTGCGAGACTGTAACTGTTCGGCTTTGCGTCGTACCGCAGGGGCTCTTTGCTTTCGAGTTGCTCAGTAAGTGTATTGAGTCCTTTCCCGACGTTTTCAACCAGCCAGCCGAAGTGTTCAGTTTTCTTGAATTTTTCCACTTCACCCATGTAGCAATAGTCGAACCCATTGTTTACGCACCACTCTTCGAGAGTCATCCTGGTGCCGTCTTTTCTCGGTGGCCTTGAGAATGTCCAGGGACAGGTGATATCTCTTGACTGAAATACGAAGATGAAGTGAACGTGGTTTTGCTTTGCGGAATTGACGTATTTCTTGGCGTCGGTAAGCGTGGAGATTCTACCTTTACATTCCCAAACAATGCGGTTGTTCAGAATTTCGTTCGTGTCTGATTGATATGTGCTCTGAATAACATAGTCAAGCTTCAAATGCTCTGGTTCGTATTCGTAACCAACAAGGCCGCCGAATTCAAACTCCCATGCTTCGTTGTGAGACCTGTAGGGCTTGTAGACGGGGTAAACCGATGGCAGCATAATAATCTCTTCGCCCGCTTCCAAAACACCTGTGCGCTGACGGTTATAAGTATTCCAGTGGACATCCCTCATTGCATTCAGGCTCACTTCAGTCGTGTACCTCAGAAGATTGCGATCAATAGACTTGCTTCCGGAGAGGAGCAGGATGCGAGCTTCATCAAGGAGCCTGGGATTCGGGTTTGCTGGATCAAAGACCTCAGGCGCGTCGTTCAGGATGACTGAGTGTTCCTTGACGCTTTTCTCGACAATAGACCAGAGTTTGCTGTCCTTGTTCTTGAGTTCAGCCTCAAACAGCTTTTCAATATCAAGCTCTACATAAGAAGTCATGGCTTTTCCTTTTTTATTCTTGCTATACCTTTCATCATAAATATGAGCATTTGGCCGTTCAATAGCTTTTAGCAAGTTTGTCAAAATATTTATATTGGGTATATTGCAGCGCCTTCCGTGGCGCTCTGTTTGATCAGATGTAGCGGTTCATTTGAACCAGGGATTTCGCAGTGATCACGTAGAAGAACTGCTTGCCTGTTGTCTCATGCTTTTTGACGACAAGCCCGAACTGACTGAAGATCTTCGTGATGTCCGCTTTCTTGGCTTGATCGCTTTTTGCTGAGCTCATCCTGATTCCGGCTTTGAGGACGTCAGTACGGATGGCGTTCAGGCTGTCGAAGAGCGCAACGCTTTCAGTGCCTGTCCAGGTGTTGCCGGTGGTCATGACCTCGAAAGCTGGCTTCAAGAGTGCTAAGACCTTCACTGCGCTGGGCTCCACAAGCTCCACTGTCACGCCCGTGGTTCCAAAGAGCTCGTCACATGGCGCTTCGAGATCCTCAGCGGTTACCGGCGAGTCTGGGTCTGTAGAGGGCATTGCGCAGAGCCCTGAAAATGCTTCGGTGTGGCAGTGCAACTTGCGATACAACTTGATCTTCGACTCACCCTCGCCAAATCCCCAAACCATTGCATCGCCCATGTTGAAAGTAGTGACCTTCATCACCTCGATTGCTCTCGCACGTGTCGCCTCAAGGTATTCCTGCTCACTCGACGAGCCGTAGTCACGAACCCGCTGTGCAGTCGACTCGTCAGCGCCGACTACTTGGCTTACGCCCTTTGCGAGCTGACGCTTGACGGCTTTTTTCGCGAGGCTGTCTGACTTGTATCCAGCGAGGGAAAGATCGTCGTCATGCTCCAGGACTTCGATTTCAAAACCACGTGCGAGAAGGCTTGCTGGCAGGCTGCTCTGGATGTTGTCGCGCAGCCAAGCCTCGTCTCTGCGATGTGTGTACTCAAGAAACTGAAATTGCAGTGAGCCGAGCACTGACCGAACCAGCAACTCTTTCTCCTGCTCGTCATCTTTGAAATTCAGCGTTGCGAGCAGGTCTTCAAGGCATACGGGCTTGCACTTGTAGGTTGCCTCAACAGCTTCTGACTTGCTGTAGTTAGGCTGCTTAATACCCACTGTGAAGCTCTTGGCGGTGCGATCACGACGAAGCATCTGAATCGCATCACTAGGCACCACTTGCCCCTGAAACACACCGAAATGCGCTTTGAAGTGACCAGAGGTGATCGAAAGTGCGGAGGTGATCACGGGGCTGTAAATCACCACCTGGTGCGCAGTGGCATTTGGGTTTGCGACAAAGGCAGCTTGCTCCGGCCACAAGGCATTGTCAGCAGTGATTACCAGCGCCTCTGGCCCACCTTGCTTCGAAATCGATTTGGCCAGCGCGTGGGCTTCTTTCACAGCGTCACAGGCGATCAGCGTGTTCACCTTGCAAGCCGATTTGATAGCCAAGGCTCTTACGTGATTGATGTCACCCGTATGCACAGTGATCCCAGCGTGAGCTGCGGGCTTCTTGAACAGCTTGTAGCCTGTGCCGATCATTTCTGCGCACCTAGCGTCGATGTCAGCGTCAGACATGATCACGTTGGGCGTGCGTTTGACGACAAAATCGAGGGTTTCCCACACAGCCTGGCGGTTCTTCACTTCGCCGCCGAGGACGTGAGAGATCACCTGTGATGCCTCGTCGATGACGACCAGATCGACCTCGGCGATGAAGCGTTTGAACTTGAGTGCGTTGAGCGAGTTGACAACGATCTTCAGGCCTTTGGCGTTCTGCAGGTCGCTGGGGTCGTTGCACTCGTCGTAGCTCACAATGCCGGGCAGGTTTGCCAGAGTTTTGTTGATTGAGCGTCTGTGCGAGATGACCAGGACTTTCCTACCGGTGTCGAGGTAGTGCTGGATGACTGGTTCGTTGATGATCGTCGATTTGCCTTCGCCGGTCGGCAGGCTGACCAGGTATTTTCCGCCGTCACGCAGGATGATGTCGCGAATGGCTTCTGGGGTCTCGGTGGAGATGCCAGTGTCGGTCAGGGCGTTGGTTTTGGAGTTCATACGGGCTGTCAGGAATTCGAGCTTGCTGTTGATTGCAGATACGCAGGCTTCTTGAGTGCGACCGGTTGCCTCGGCGAGCGCCTGGGCTTTCTCCTGGGGCTTGCCAGAGACGAAGACGTCGCGAGCGATTTCAAACGCAGCTGCGTCGAATGCTTTGTCGCTGCTGTCAGCTTTCACGATCATCAGTGCGATAGCGATTTTCGACATTGTGTAGATCGATTTAGTGATCTGACCATCGTTAGCGCTGTGGAGACCTGATGCTGTTTTGTAAGCCACAGAAACTGCATTCAGAACGTTTCCGTCAATTGACATGAGACGAGTGGTGTTTGCGTACTCTCTCAGCTCAAGAGCAGTTGCAAGAGCCTCTTTGTTGTTTTCGATAATTACTGTGTTTGATGCGTTGCTCATGTTGCGTTCCTTTTCTTATTTGAGACTCTCTCGTCTCTATGTAGCCAGTATTAAATTTGAGCAAGTTTTGATGCAATAGTCTTGGTGTAAGTTAGGTGAAATATTTAAATCAGGTATAAATTAAACTCTCCGAATGTCGCACCTCAGGTTTTTCTTAATCAAAAGAGTTGATTCGCCCCCACTACTACCCCTGCTTCTTTTCTTTCTTCTAAATAAAGGGAGGGTAGTGGGGGTGGTCGGGAGGAGCGCCCATCTTTGATTCAGAGAAACCTCTCGGTCAACACCCCGTCAAAAATAAACACTAATGAACGCGTAACGAGCACCTAAAGAACACCCCAAGACCCAACCAAAATATTTTGTTGCGGGAGGGTATTGCGCTGACCCCTGCTCCATTCGTTTAATGGATACAGATGAGCGCAAGACTCGTCAAAAAAAGGAAGAGTCAAATGATTAACTATTCAACGCAAGCCTGGGCATCAACAAACACCCTGACATCATCTAAAGTCAGTAATCTGCACGAGCTTTTCGATAAGAGCTTCGCAAGCCCGCTTGTACTTGTAGATAAAGAACGGGCTCAAACTTTCGTGCCTGCGAATTTCCGTGTTCCGGTACGCCACGCCGAAAACGTGATCAATTCAACGCTGATCGTTTTCGATATCGACCAGAAATTGGGCGAGGGCTATGACGACGACATGATTCAGCTTGAAGAAGTCGAAGACGCCCTGATCGACATTGATCTTGAGCACATCGTCTACACAAGCCACTCGCAAACCATGCAAGCTCCACGCTTCAGGATCATCCTGAAACCCTCGCGCCCCGTGTATCCCGAAGAGCACGACACGATCTACGCTGCGATCTTGGAGCAGATCGACGAATTCCTAGGTGGTCGTATGCTGCGATCCCTCGATCCTTGCTGGAAAAGCCTTTCGCACTGCTTTTACGTTTACACAGCGCACCCCGACCGAAAACAGTTCGCGATCAGCTTCTATAATCCCGGCAATCCGGCAGACGTCGACGAATACAAGCTGCACATGTCCAGCTATGGTCTCGATGTCGAATACAAGCCAGGCGCTGCACGTAAAGCTACAGGTGGTACAGGTGCGCGGGGTAGGTCTTATCAGCTCAATCGCATCGTTGGCGGAATGATCACTTCGTCAACGCCAGATGAGATCGCGCAGCGCTTGTTTGAGTACGACAACACAGAGCACGCTGGAGACGAATACTTCCGCGACAGGCAGTACACCCGAAACAGACCACTGCCAGGCGAAAGCCAGGAGGCCGCAGCGTGGCGCTCATGTACGATCTTCGCCAAGTCGCACATCAACTCTCTAAAGCGCAAATTTCGCAAACAAGACGACATCAAGATCGTCGATGCGAAAGCCCAATCACGGGAGCCGATGCCAACTCATGATGCGATGATTAAGTTCAGGTCTGTCAAAAATCAACCCACGAAAAAGGGAGGTCAGTCAGCCCTCGTAGAGATGCAGGTTATGTCGGGTGAGCACGCAGGTCGTCACTTTTGGCACCGATTCTACGGCGACGGTAACCACCCGACTGCAATCAAAATCAGTAAGTCGATCCAAGACAAAATCGCCAAGGCCACAAAAACCGACATGCAACAACTGATGGACTTGATCAAAGCTGAAGGACATATAGTTCTCGCAAGGATTAAACAAAATCCCGGAACTAACGGATTCCCTGCTCAAAACGAAATCGGCGATTTACATTTGACAACAAGCCACACGAACTAAAAGAATGTGGTATTATAAGGCATACCTTGAAGTTTAATTCCTTTTCTTCTTGGTTTGCCTGTTAGCCCCGCACGGTCTCTCTCCCGGCGGGGCTTTTTTATGCGCGCAGAATTAACAATAACCCCGTAAGGGTATAGTTTCGACATACTTTGATGTAAGGGTATGCTCTCAGGGTCTTGTGAAAAGATTCCCGTTGCGCCTTGACGGCCAGCGCAAAAACATTTTCCATATATTGACAAGCCGCAGGTACGACACCGGGCTTTTTTGTGAGAGAGGGGGCACTGACGGTCATGATGGCGGGTGCCTCCGAGACAGAAAAATGCAAAAAGGAATCGCGCAGGACATGGGCTTCCTTACGGAAGATGACATTGCCGATCTGTTTAATGTTACCAAGAACACCCTGGACAATTGGAGGAGGAATGGTACTGGGCCAGCTTACGCATATGCTGGGAATAGCTTCTTTTATCCTGTCAGGGGAGTTAGTGCGTACCTGATGTCCAGAGTCAAAGGTTTTGGCTTTGGTCAGGGGGAGTGCGCATGAACGCTGAAATGAGTGCGGATCATGCCGCCACGCGAAATGCCCTGGCTAATGAGCTTGGTTTCATGACTGAGGATCAAGTTGCATTACTTGCAATGGTTAAACCAGCAACGGTAGAAGATTGGAGGAAGCGAGGGAACGGCCCCAGTTACACTCGCTTTGGATCAGCATATTTTTACGACATTAACGACGTGAAAGAGCACCTGAAGTCGTTGACCAGGCAGAAGAGCCGGGAAGCCATCCTTCGGTCGATTTAG